CTATTCTGCCAATCCTTTAACATTAGATTGATAGACCTACGTGCAGAAGCAGGAGTATGACCAAGAGTTTGTTCACCCCCGATCATCTCCGTAGCTTCTTGGATCACCTCATCTATATCTAAGTTAAAGTTAAATGTTCCTGACGTTGCCATTAACTACATCTCCATCTTTTTCTTGCTTGCCTTAATCGTGAGTTGGGATTCTTGGCAGCTTTAGGAAACTTCTTCATCTGTCCTGCTGAACGAGCACAGTAACTTTTTCTTCTTGATGCTCGTTTACCAGTAGGTTTCTTTTCTGTTACGGCAGTCTTTAATTTGCTACCGGGATTTTCTCGTCTATACTTCTTAACTCCCTTTTTAGTCATACCTGCACCAGCCTTGGTCTTACGCTTGTGGCCACCGCCTATAGTATAACCTTTCATCAGTAGAGTCCTTTCCTGTTAAGTACAGAGGTATTTTTTTATTTACTTTTTTTTGCCATGAGTATGATGTGTTTCACTCATGAAGAAACCTACTACACCTGATGCTCCGCAAGCAAGCATAACTATGTTCTGCCATAATTCAACTGGTACGGAAATACCAATCATAGCAAGAACACCTGCTAATGCAGCATAGGAAGATGGTTCTTTAAATCTACTTATAATATGGTTCATGTTTTTCTCCTTTTTGTCTTTTTCGTCAATGTACTACCCTTACTTTTCTGTATAGCTGCACCATGCTTTTTAGTCCAGTTCTTGGCTATATTAGGATGATTAGCATACATATAAGATCTCTGAGCTTTTGACTTAAATGGCATTACTTCTTATATCCTTTACCATAACCACGTAGAGCAGCACCAACACCGATGGCACCACCTGCCCTGCGTCTTACTGTTCCACCACGTTTCTTAATCTCAAATCCACCCATAGCTCGTAGTTCTTTTTCAGATGGTAAGGCTCTCTGCGATCCACCTAGACCCATTGCTTCTGCTGTTCCTTGTATTGGAGGTGCATACCTACCTGTAGATACTACTATATAACGAGGACTACCATCAGGATGCCTACCTCTTTTAACAAGTTTGACTGTTCCATTCTTAATTAAACTACGTAGTTGTGCTCGTGAATAACTTTTTGGATCAGGATTTACCTGCATCTTGGATGGTAAAGCAGTATTTACTCCTTCACCAAGATTGCCTCTTTGAGCAGCCGATCCTCTAACAAGAGGTAATCTGGTAGGTTGCCCAGCAGCTTCAGGACGTTGAGCCATCATACGCTGAATAGTTTTACTTCCTTTACCAGTAAGACCTGCTGCTTCTTGTTCTAGTCTACCTGCTAATGCAGATTCTTGCTGTCCTATTTGTCGTGCTCTAGCTTGAGGAGAAGCTGCACCTGATCTTATTGGTGGAAGTACTCCAGTTGATTTTCCTCTAACTGCACCTGCCCTACCTTGTGCTTCTCTTATACGATTTTTAGTTTTCTTAGCGTTCTCTTTTCTTTTTCGTAATTCTTTTACACTAATACCAAGTTTCTCTGCTTGTGCTTGCTCTTGTTTAGTACCGGGTTTACGACCACGAGTTTTACGTTTACGTCCACGAGTTTCTTTCTTAACTACTGACTTTACAACTTTTGCGACTGCCATCTTACCCTCCGTTATTTACGTCTAACAGCTCCACCACCACGGAGAGCAGCACCCATTCCTATACTACCACCAGACTTACGTTTAGCAACTCCACCTCTTTTAAAGGCTTTAGCACTTATTTCAGCACCACGAGATCCTTTTCTTGGAACAGGTGGATATCCTTCATGGTGTACTCCCTGATGTTGTTCAATAAATTTTTTACCTTGTCTTGTTCGTCCTCTTTTTGCTCTCGCTAATTTAGCAAGAACTTTAGGATTTTTAATCTTTCTCATCATGGCAGTTATTTGTGTGCCAGTATATGCATTAGCAATCTCCGCAGCACTCATACCTTGAAGTTCTTTCCTAACTTTTGATCCTACATCAGGAAGAACTCTTTTCGCAACTTGCTCAGTCTTCTTACTACGATCAGCACCTTTAGCTAACTTTTGAGCTTCCTGTACTTTACGTTGCTGTCTTACTTTTGTAGGAGCACCATGCATCTTAATATTTTGGCTATCCGTTCTTTGCTTTCTTGGTTTACTACTTTTTGGTTTTAATTTTCGTTGCACACGAGCTTTTTGAACTGCTCTTATACCTTTAGCTATAATACCCATTTGTCTATCTCCTATTTCACATGTATGTTAGGAACACTATTATGATCCAAGGTAAATTTTTCACCCTTCTCATAATTAGAATTAGTAACTACATCGTGAGGAGTCCCTTTAACATCTGGTCCTTTACGAGCAGCTCCGTATCCCTGTCCAGTTGGTTTGCCACAGATCTTTTCCAGATCTGCTGGACTTTTTAATATTGTATGTGGTCCCATTGTATCCTCCTAATCATATAGTTTGGCAACAAGTTTACTACCGTGATGCCCACCGTAAGTTTTCTTAGTCTTTATTTTTCCACCTTGGCTATACTTTTTCTTTACCGTTCCACCCTTACTGTATAGACCAGAACCTAATGCGGCTGTTCCTGTTTGTGGATCTCCTAAATGTAGATCTCTTGCAGCCTTAGTTTTTGCTCTTTGTTCTGCGGATATTCTTCTAAGTTCTTCTCGTTGAGCTTTATTTTTTAAACCAGCCGACTTAACAACAGCCATTGCATCGTCATCTCTATATGTTCTTTTAGGTTTTAAAGAAGACTTAGCAAGTTTATACGAAGAATCCTTTGTCTTTTTTTCACTAGCTGGAAAATCTCTACCTGCTCCTACTGGTGCCTCTGGACGTTTCTTTTTCCTCCATTGAGGAGGATTATAAGGACTTGTACCAGTACCGGGAACCATTTCCCATGTACCCTTTGACCTATTTATTTGTTCTACTGTAGTTCCTTTACCAGTTTTCTTTCCAGCTCCACCAGTACGCCTACGAATTGTTTTATACGTATCAGATCGACTAACCATTATTGTGCTCCTTGTATTACAGGATTAGGACCACCAACTGGATTCTTTGGAGTCTCCATGTCGTCCTGCCTCATTCTGCGAGATTGATTTCTAAGTGCATCTATTGAATTTCTATAACTACCTTCCCATTCCTGTACAATATTCCAGCTCTTCGTGAACCGTGCTGATTCTACCATGCAAGCACTAAAGAGTGCAGTGTATGCAAACTCGCTAAAATAGTTTGAGGTTGTCGCACTTGCTCCTGTCGCAGAAGATAAGGGAATAGGTCTGCGTGTGTATTGTATTTCTCCTGACACCGCTGAAGCAGGAGTTGGTACTATATAAATGGATGTGTTATTCTTACGTGCATAATAGCGTGGAGTACCTACAGATGTACTGGCATAAGGCCAGTAGTCTATGGCATACTCATATGTTCTTTGTAATAGTGGTGTTATTAAAGAAGAGGTACTTGTCGTATAGGTTACATTCCTTACTACAAGTGTATCGGTGGGTAGGCTTACCGTGGGATTACTTGCTGTAAATGAAAATGAAGAATAGTTATCCAGACCGGGATCATCCAGTTCTTTCACCAGACGATCTTCTGCCTTCTCCACTAACTTTGGAATCTGATCCGCATATTCTGACGAATCATTTTCAGATGTATTAATCAGATCTGTCTTCAAGAATGAATAATTAGGCATGGGCTTATCCTAATATGGCAGTTACAGGTCCAGCATCAGGTGCAGATACCGTTACCTTACCGTATACGGCCACACCATTTTCTCCTAAATATGTATCAATTACTCCATTTGCCTGAATAGCTAATCGGATAGCTGTTCCCTGTGCAGTCTTATTTGTGATCTGCTGCTCACCTATTATTTCAATCATTCCCGATACAGTTGCCGTGGCATGTATAGCCACAATACGAGTAGTCGTACCATCAGCACCTACCGTTGCTCCTGTATCCACCCTTTTTAAAGGTCCACTTCCAACTGTTGCCATTGCAACTGTAAGATTTGTAGCCATGTTATTCTCCTTTATTAAACTTTACCACCAGCTTTATAGCCAACCATTATCTTATTTGGTTTAGATCTAGTCTTCTTCTTTTTCTTTTTAACTTTACCACCACGGCTTTTACGTTGTGAGGCTGCATGTAATGCATCTGCATAT